CGGCATCCTTTAGGAACTGTTCGTAGCAGGAACGCAACTCGTACTTATTTACATGGAGATGATGGAACTGTGTGATTTTTGTTTTTTGTAATTCGCTGGCCACGTCGAAAAGAGTCTGTGGATCAACAATAGGAAGAGAAATATCGACGTCAGGAATATGAGAATAGAAATCGGTGTGGTTCGAATGAGTAAGGCCGGAACGGATTACCTGATATCATACCGCCAGCAATTGACATTGTTGATGGTGTGAAATGAGAAATAGACTTTGTACATACATACCAACACACAATGTTGCGACGCCTGATTCGTAAACCCCATACTTTTTCATTGGTAATGGGCAATACGAAAGGGTAGTCAACTTCATGTGTGGACAGTCATCGTTAGAAACAAACATAAGGACATGGGAACAATTCTCGGGAACAGTATTATTACGGTCAGAATCAAGATAAAGAGGGACAGGGTTATGGTGGAGTCTCAGATCTGTGTCTGATCTGAAATCTCCTCCAAAACTCCAACCTCTTCGAGAAGAGCTTCTACTGGCTGCGAGTCGACCGTGTCCAAAGGCAACGACTGTGAAAGGACAACTGGTGCTCTTTGATGATTCACAGCCAGTGAAAAACCCTTAAACCTGTACTTCAGTACAGTAGGATCAGTCTTCATCGGAAGAGCAGTCATCTTCTCAGACGCCATCGCCTTGGGGTAGACGGTGATTTGTTGGTACTTGGGCATGAAGCCGCTAGCGAATTTGCCATTGCTAATGATAACATAGCCTTTGACAACGATTTTCGATGCCAAATGTAGCTTGTCGACAATGTTAGGCAAAGTCATCCAGTTGTTCTTACGAGCATTGAGGTGCTGCACAGGGAACTTGTATGTTGCAGCCCCTACTCTACCAGGTGGCAACACAGGAACGACTTGGCCGTTCGAGTTCGCCGCCCAGTTTCGCAGAGCACGTCCAGTGGAGCTATCATACATAGTTGCATTGATGCCTCCAAGACGGAAGAGTGACATTGCCTTGTTTGCATCGTCAGATGAAACAGTGGTCAATTCGTGGGTGTACGGATCGTAGAAGAGTGACGTCGAATACTCCAACGAGTTGTTGAAATAACGATCGTCATTGATACCCATCGAGAGGATGGGAAAGAGAGCTGGCTTAAGCTCACGACAAACGAGGTGCACAGTGCGTTCACCGCGGTGAAGCAGTTCGTACACTTCGTAGCCTTGGATGTTGTTGTCAACAACTTCGGCAATCACTTCGTTTGCAAGTGGTGTAGTTGCTAGAAGGTGAGAGAAGCAATCGACACCTGTGTGAGTATCCCAAAGTAAATCGAAAGGCTTGCCAAAGCGGTAAGACACTGCCTCACAGAATAACTTGTAAGGCGTAGAGGTCTCGAAGCTTGTAATGCCCATCGAGTACAGAGAATTCTCAACTCCATCAGGATTAGCAGTCAAGATCTCGAACAAACCCGTGTAAAAGGCTTCCGTCGCGGCGATGGCATGAATGAGCATACGGTCAGGCTGGTTGGCGTAACCGGCCCAAGTCAAGGCCCTGTCAGGGTGAGGCTCGAAAGGCGAGCCCTGCGTGAGCTGGGGCATGAAGCCGCGAATGCTAGCGACTCGAGGCATGAAGATTTTGCCAATAGGCGAAACCCAGCCGTGAGCTTCAGCACTGCGTGGAAGTGGGGCGAAGATCGAGTTGACTACTGTGAGGTAAGCCAGATCAAAGTCGCTTGTAACTCTGTTCGCGAATACGTACTTCCTCATGACGATATCGACCTCGATATCGGTCATGTCGTTGACCACCTCATAGTGTACACCATGCTTGGTGGTCGTGGGAAGTTGCAGAACATCGCAAAGGGCAGGAGAGCTGAAAGCAATCCTGAGAGGGTACGAGCTATCAATACTGCCGATGAGCGAACAGAAAATGTTGAACTCACGGCGAGTAAGATTCTCGAGGTGTGGGCAGAACATGTTGGTACTGACTGCCTGAGTTTCGTCGAAACGAATAACAGAGAACGACTCAGTGAAGGTGAGGCCCTTCCAACCATCGAAGCTGCGCTTGAGGAAATTTCCATACGAGATGTTCAGATGACCATCGTCGTAAAAAAGGTCCTTAGGCGAGACTTCGAAGTCGGTGGACTTTGACTTCAAGATACGTGAAACACGAAGCATATTGATGAGAACCGATACGTGGTTCTCGCTTCCCAAGGTAGCAATGAGAGGCGCAATCTCAGCTACCGTGTTAGGACGGAAGTAGCTGTTGAGCTTAAGAGCATCGTAGATACAGCGTTCATCTACACGACCATTGTCGTTGATGAACCTTACATTGGTTCCAGAGAAGTTTGGCGTGTCATCCACTATGCTAGCCTCAAGGATTCCAAAAGGACTGAGCATGTTCGTGAAGAGAGCGCCGCGACGTTTAAACTCATGAGTAAATTCTCCGGTAACGCTCATGTCAACGTCCGCCTTGATTCCATATTTGACACTTTTATGAAGCGTCTTGAAATTAGCTTGGATGTTGGCCATGGGACCGGTGAGTTGATCGAGTAGGATGAACGACATTGGGGATTAATTCGTG